TCATTCAGTCGCCTGGATGACGCTTGCAGCAGTGCCTTGCTGAACCTGCTTCTTCCAGTCTAGAATTTCAGCAATCAGTCGCCTGCGGCGAGCAGTGTTATACATGAACTTGTCGAGCATCGTTGCCACAAGCTCTCTAGTCTGTATGGCCTCCTTGATTATGCTGCTGGTACCGCCCAGCGTCATTCCTGGCCAGAATTCCTCGACCTTCCGAATAGTCTGGCGAATCGAGAGGGTAGGATAGGCTCCCTCGCCATGTACAGAGCCACCGTAGAATCGCTTGAACTGGTGCATGACTGGGGTGATGTGGTCATACTCGCTGTAGGATTTCAGAGAGGTTGGTTCTAATGGGCCGGCTTTGCCGCCATCCCGAAGGAATCCCTTGTAGAGTTGCGATGTTTCGTCGTCCACTTCTCCAGCAGTGATCGTGCCGTCGTAGCCATAGTAGAAGGCGAATGGCAAACGCCCAGTGCTGGGCAATGTCTTGATGGGCGACATGGAGTGGCAGAACGCGGCGATTACGGTGAGCTCGCCATGGCTTGCGCGCATGACGGAGCCTAGTGCCTCTAGATACGCGGACCATGGGACATATGTTCCGGACGCCAGCTGCAAACCTGACTTCTCTTCACCGTGCCCGTGAACGAAAATCATTGGCCGGTTTCCTGCTCGGGCTTCCTTCTTTATACGCGCAATGGCTGCATTGAATGCAGCTCGGTCAGCGCATTCCAGCAGCGTAACGAGGGTGCGAGCTCTATCGTTGTCTATACCATCTTGAGCGAGTAGACCATCAAGAACATCGTTCCAAGTCTTCTTGCCTGCAGACGCTTCGGCCTTGGGAAGCGCATTCAAGATATAGAAGGCAGTGCATGGAGTGCATTGTGACCGGGAGTAGCTGAAGCTCAAGGTCGAGGACATGGCAGAAGGTTTAGCGGTGAAACTGTCGATTATCAGCGATTGGAGTGTCCGCACGCCATAGGAAAGAGGGGGGAGGGCTTCCCAGCTACCTCAATGGGGCAAAGTGCGTGGCAGGCCAAGATCATCCTTGGTGTTTGTAGATCGATCGAGGATGGGTGGGTGTTAGCCCCAATCGTTTCGGTCGCCGCCTGGGAGTCGACCAGGTCTCACCCCTGATTTTTCGGGACTGCCCGATTCGACGATCCGCCACAGGTCACGAAGGCTGGAGACGGCCAACTCGATGCGCTGGCAGCCACCGATGGCAGAACTCAGGCAGATTCGACGGTACCGGAGGCGCTGTTTCGTAAAATTGGAGTTCTGCTCGCCGTTGAGGGGTCTGCCCCGGCCGGCTTCGCCGAACTCGCGTATGTTGCCTGGAGTGGACCCACCAAGAATCTCCGCAACGTCCCTTCACTATTGAGCCAAGCGCTCCTGCTGGACACCCACAGGCCCTATATCCATCCGGGCCAAGAGAAGTTATGGGTCGAAATTGCGCTTTTGGCTCACCGTACCCGGCGAACAACTCCGGCCTCAAGGCCATCCTTGCGAAGATCAGCACTCACTCGGCCGCCCACAACTAGCTCCGGGCTGCGCCATCGGAATAGAAGGGGAGGGAGCCAAATAGGGGCCGCCGCACCATTCGGCTACACTGGGTTCGCCCAGACAGTTTGCCAAGTCTCTGTTCTATCGTTGGAAGTCCAATTCGTCCCTACAAGGCCGAGCACATGCAGCCTCGCAACCCTACTTCGCAGCAGAGGAAACCGATTGCCGCGATGACAGATGGTGCCTTGCAGGAAGGCGAGGGTACCCCGACGGCCGCCCAACAAATCTTGCAGGATGCTACAGCTAGACGTGACGAACTGGCGGCCCAGTGGATCAGCGCTTCCCAGGTTGGCGCTCGGCTCGACTATGCCCTTGGCAGGCACAACCTGGCTGCAAGCCAGCTACGCCGCAAGGGTCGGTTGCTAGGTGTGTATGTGGCGAAGCCCATGCCTGGATATCGCTATCCACCTTGGCAGTTCCGTCCCGATGGCCAGCCAATAGAGCACACAGCAGATATTCTTAGAGTCATGCGGGACTCCGGCACATTTCAGCGCGAACCGGAAGGCCTGCGCCGGACGACGGGCTGGGGCGAGGCCGAGTGGTTCCTATCTGCGCACGCGCTTCTAGACGGTCTGACACCGGCTGAGGTGCTCGTCACCGATCCGGCACGCGTCCTTCGCGCCGCACGGATTGAGTTCGGTGAAGACATCTGATTGCAGTCGGCATTAGTGCCTCCATAGAGGATCCAACGCGCGTGAATGACTACAAGCGCATCCGCGTAGAGTCTGGTGGCTTTCGGAAGATCAGACCAGCTGATAAGTGTTTTTGACACTCCGAGCAACCCAGCTGCCTGAAGAAGAAACTGGCCGCGCCTTTAGCCGGAAAGACCGTCGTTGTGACACACATGGCGCCTTCCGCCGAGTCCATTCCCCATCGTTACAAGCATGAACTACTGTCTGCGGTCTACGCATCGGATCTGGAAGAATTAGCCGTTGCCGCTGGTCTGTGGATCCACGGGCACGTGCATGGCTCGGTCGACTACACGCTCGGCAAGTGCAGGGTGATCTCCAATTCTTTGGGCTATCCGCTCGTCAACGAACCCTCCATTGCCGCGGAGAGAAATTGCTTCAACCCAAGCTTTTGGGTCACCTTGTAGGCGATAGCTTGGTCGACACTGCAGGGCAGGGGGGCTTTCTGTGAGTAAAGATGGGAGTTGAAGACCGGCGCGGACCTTGCACAGCGGCGTCCCTTGCGGGGGAATAAGAAAAACGGGTGAATGAGGCTAGGGGCTTGAGCCTCTTTATCTCACTTGAAAGAGGAATGATCTGACATGGCTCATGAGGAAGTGAATCATGTCGTCTAGATGATTTCCATTGATTACCAGTCGCTGACCAACGGGGTGTTGGGCCCATGACTGAACAAGCGTCGATCTCTTTGCCTCATCAAGACGTCCGCCTTCATGGACCACGATGTTTCTCAGTTGGAAAAAGTGATAGATCCAACAAATGGCCGTGTCTCCATTGAGCTGAGAGTCGATATCGCAGGCTTCATGAATCGACCTCAGCATGCACAACGTGGGACTTCTGATCTCGATAGGGACATTCCCTCTTCGCCATGACGTAACTGAAATGCTCCTGCTCGGGCGGACATGAAGTGTCTCACCAACGCCTAGTACGAACACCTCAAACAAGGAGCAGAGTGCTACAACGGCTTGGTAGGAATTGAGCCGGTCGTAGTCGCCTCTTTCGCGCAGTGCCAGCACATCCTGTTCCTGGCGCACGGTTGTTGCGACAAGCGGGAAGTCGCTGCTCATCCGCATTTCAAGTGAGTAGTCTTCCGGCAGCTCAGTGCTGGAAATGATCTTCGCGCCAGCGTGTGCGGCAAGATAAAAGGTTGCCAGATCAGAGACATTGGCGTTGAATTGCTCACACTGAGAGCGGCAGTTGCCTTTGTGCTCTCGAGCATTCGAGCGGCCGGATTGTTCTCTGCCGCGCCGGCATGGTAGTAGCCAATCACGCTGACGACAGACCTGTGATCAGTCATTGACATGATTGCTGGAAGCGCAATCCCCTGGCGTGCTCCCTCGGTAACAAAGCCAGAACGAAGACTATGCCCGCCAAAGTCACCAGAGAGGCCAGCGTTCCTGGCACGGCTCTGGACAATGGATGCGACTGACTTGGATGAAAGCGCTTCACCAACGCGTCCGTTCACCAGACGACGGAAGATTGGGCCGGCCTGAATTTCGCTCGCAGCCAACCACTCGGTCATTGCTTCAGCCGCTGGTCCGAGCAGCGGTTTGTCTGGGGTCCCGCCGGACTTGACTCCATCCTGTAGCGTCTTTCCAAAATCAAGGCGATATATGTAGCCACCATCGATCCTCCTCAACTTGTCGATCGTAGCCTGAGCGGTTTCGCTTCGGCGGCGACCGCCGGTGGCGAAGGAAAAATAGAGTAGGGCGCGATCGCGCAATCCCTTCAGGTCATCGCCACAGCTTGCGATCATTGCCATCAGATCAAACCCCGTAACGGCTGTCTTCTTGCGAGGTCTCTCTCCACGCTTGTGTGCTGCTCGTCGTCCCTTAGCCAAGAGACTTCGAACATCGCTACTCTCACAAGGATTGGCCAACTTCAACAATTGGTGCGCACTTGACAGGACTGCGACTCGGTGGAGGCAATGGGGAGGGTGGCGGCAATGGCGATGGTGACGGCGGTGGCAACAGTGATGGCGGGGGAGATGGTGACGGCGATGGCGACGGTGACGGTGAGAATCCCAGCCTTCCGGAGAACCCTACATATCCCGGCGACGTACCGATGCCGTATGCCGACCCGCCAATTCCGAGCAGCTACCTCGGGCAGTGGTCTAGTGGCCTTGGAGGTGGCTCCTGTCCCGCTGCGAAGGTCGTCACTATTGGTGTCGGGTCTATCTCCACGTCTGTCAGTTTCGAATTCAAACCGCTCTGTGATTTCGCACAGATGATCAGAGGCTTGGTCATTGCCTGCGCCGCGCTCGCGGCTGCATACATCGTCTCAGGAGTGCGCAAGTAATGCCTTGGCTAGCCGCGTTTCTCACTCAACTCCTGGGCAACTCCCTTGCTCGCGTCCTGACGGGCGCGGGCCTTGGTCTCGCTACAGGCGCAGCCCTCCTGCCGCTCGTCAAGGGCGCATTGAACCTCATCACTCAGAAGTGGTCAGGCATCGCGGCCGATCTCGCCAATGTGATGCTTATGGCTGGGGCAGGGGAGGCCATCACCATGATCGGCTCCGCCATCGTGACCAAGGTGCTCATCGACGCAGGCAAGGTCGCCGTACAGAAGGCAGCATCCAAATGATGTATCTAATCTCGGGGCAGCCCGGCAATGGCAAGACCTTGCGCGCGATGTCGATGGCGCTTGAGTTCTACGAGCAGAACCAGCAGCAGGTGAAGGAAGGCAAGGCGCAGCCGCGCCGATTCTTCACGAACATCGCAGGCGCCACAGTAGAGGAGGGCGCAGACGCTTTCCCGTGGATGGAGAAGCTGCCCGACCACAACGACTGGACACAGCTTCCGGACGGCTCTTTCGTGATCTATGACGAAGCGCATTCCGATGGCAACACGCAGGGCCTCGAGCGCTACGGCAAGCTGTTCCCGTCTACCGGAAAGCCGGGTGAATCGGACGATCCTCGGATCCGTGCCATGTCCACGCATCGGCATCGTGGTTTCGATCTTGTGTTCGTCACGCAATGGCCGAACAAGATCCACCATCAGGTGCGCACGCTCATCGGCTCGCACACGCACATGAATCGTTCGTTCGGCATGCAGCGGGCTGGCGTCCTTACGTGGTCGCGCGTCCAAAGTGATCCGTATGACGAGAAGGTTCGTGACAAGGCTGAGGAGGAAATCTGGGGTTACCCGAAGGCGCTGTATAGCCGCTATCGCAGTGCGACGCTGCACACGGCCAGCCACAAATTCAAGGTGCCCAAGAAGGTCTGGCAGGCGCTGTCCGTCACCATTGCCCTAGTCCTTGGTGTCTGGATGATCTATGCGTTCATCATCAAACCGCCACCGACGCCAAAGAAGGTGGATCAGGGGGCCGGTGCTTTGCCGGCGGCTGGAGCCCTGGCGCCCTTGGGCGCGGGCGTGCCGGCGGCACGGCCCCTCAACCGTGAGGAGTACATCGAACGTCACAAGCCGCGGATTGAGTTTCAGCCATGGTCTGCGCCCGCCTTCGATGATCGCAGCGTTCAATCTCAGCCTGAGTTGTACTGCATGGCATCCGGCACCACCGAGCAGGACACAACGTGCACGTGCGTAACAGAGCAGGGCACCAAGGCCAAGATTTCAATCCCGGTTTGCGTGGCTATCGCACGTGATGGCCCGGCTTACAATCCCTACCGCGCTCCCCGTCAGCAGTCCGAATCCGTGCGGGAAGAAGATTCCAGAAGCATTGCGAAGGCAGCTTCTACGGACTCGCCTGAGGTGCCCCCGCACGCACTGATTGAGGTCGGCAAGCGTCCTATGGGCACATTCCCAGAGACGCCACCGTACCCGGCAAGCTTCTAACGTGACGCATCACGGGGTGCAGGATGAGGAAACCTGCACCCATCCATTTTCCACGCGCCGGAATGTCTGTCCGTTGATGCAGCGGTGACCCGGCGCAAGTTCCTTGGGCCTTGCTGCTCGCTCTGCGGCCTCGCGCTTTTTGCGCACTTCAGCCATGGGGATTTCTGGATACAGCTGGCGCGCGAGGGCCTCCCCGGCACGCTCTTGTTCTTTCATGGCTGCGTGTCCTGCAATCCCCAGGACACCGCATGTGGCAAGCAGCAGAGCGCTGCCGCCCACGAAGACCCCTAACGCCACTTTCCAAACCAATCCCGTCGAATTCGCCATCTATGGCACCCCCAAGTGATCCGGCGGCCATTCTACGGGGTGTAGGGGCGGCGCCCCTACGGAAGCGCCTCACACGCGCTGGCGAGGTCTCGGCCCCGGCACCGGCAGGACACCCGCAACAGGATCGGCGTCAGGACCAGCCATCACCGTGGAAGACCGCTTTGCGCGGCGATGGGCAACCTCAGCCAGGTCAACGATGCCCGCACGCCCGAATGGCCGTTTCTGACCGCCTCGGGCAATCTCCATCATGCGGCGCCATTCCTGTGCCTGTGCGGCCAGCAGGGACAACCACGCAAGGTCCTGCGGTTCCAACTCGCGGCCCTCGGGGGTGACCAGTCGGCCACCCTTAAACGAAAAACCGGCCCAAGGGCCGGTTAGGTTGCGATCACGCACAATCAGGCTCCATGCCACAGCAGGGCCAAGGGTCGAGGCAAGCTCCGTGCCAGTCTGGCCCAGATGCTGCGAACATAATATACATACTGCCGTCGCCAGAGTTGCTAAGGCCCTGAATTTGAACGGGATTTGCGCGCGCGACGCTTGGTGCTGCGACGACTACCAGCATCAACACTGCCGCCGCCGCGCTGAGCCTGTCCAGGACTGAGCGCCAGACCTTGCGCTCGACCGGGGAGGTCGCGCGTTCGGCGTGAATCTTCGCCAACCATACGGCGCCGTCGAGCTTGCCCAGCTCGCAAAGCTGCGCAATTCGCTCATCAGACAGACCCGCCACGCCTTTTCGCGCTTGGTGCAGCGTCTGTCGTTGAATTCCCAATTTCGTCGCCAAAGCCATGTCGGACGGGAGTCCCGACCGTTCCCGCACTGCGTCCAGAAGTTCTGCAAGGGCGTTCATGTGATGAATCCTATTGACACGACGTGATGGGATCAGTTTACATGCGGCGCGTGATGTAGATACATCACACCCGCCACCGGCACCCGAAGGCCGCTGGCGGGTTCTCTTGGGGCTTGGGGCAGGGGACAGGGATGATTGATCCACTCGTTACCTTCGTGCTGCTGGCGGCCATTGCGGTCGTCTCCATCGGTGCCGCTCGCATCGTGTCGTGGCTGCTGGACCGGCGTGACCGTGCCGTCGTCCAGTGCGGCAAGGAAGCTGCCATCGTCGCCCAGGCACGCGCCGAACTGGCCGCCACCGGCTGGAGCGATGAAGACGAAGCCGCGTTCCAAGCCATCCGCGCCCAGCAGGGCGTTTCCCTGAAGCACATGCGGGAGTCGATCCATGGCCGCTGAGTGCTTCGTCATTACCAGGGCGGATTGGGATCAGCTGATGCAGCTGTTCGCCGGGATGTTCCTGCTGTTCGCGTGCTGTGCCGTGTTCTCGCCCCTCGATCTGCATTCGTGGGAGTACCGCGTGCGCCGCTATCTGCGTCGCCGCCGCATTGCGCGTATTCGGGAGGCCGCTCATGGCCGTTGATCGCGCGCGATTCCGCATGGCCGTAGAGGGTGGGGCAGGGGGCTTTTCCCCGCTTTCGCCCGGTGAAAAGGGGCAGCTGGCAGCGGCGGCAATTGGCCCGGGGAGTAACACGGGCCAAAAGGGTCAGCAGGACGCAATCATTGACTACCTGACCATTGTGGTCCCGCTCTCCGCCCTTGAAGAGGTGAACTGCAAGAAGCTCGACCTCTTGCTGTTCCGCATCTTCGGTTTCCGTGGTGAGGTTGTTGCCGGTGCGATTCGCGAGAAGAACTGGAACTTCTACGAACAGTCGGCGGTGCTGATCGATCGGGAAAACGAGGTTGTTGGCCGTGTCGGCATCGGCGGCAAGAAAAGCACCGTGTGCCTGAGCCTGACCGGTATGGGCTGCAAGTGGATTCGTGACTGGGCGCGCGTCTACAAGCAGTGCTCGATTCTCGATGCCAAGATCACCCGCGTTGACTGCGCGCACGATGACTACGAAGGCGAGCGCCTGGACGTGCATGCGCTCCGCGAGGTTGCAGCCCAGGGCGGCTTTACCGAAGGCGGGTGTCCGCCGCGTCACCGCTTCATTTCCGATGAAGGCCACAACACCGGCTGCACGTTGTACGTCGGCGGCAAAGGCCACAAGGAACTGTGTGTGTACGAGAAGGGCAAGGCCGAGGGCCTGCCGTCCTCGCGCTGGGTGCGCGCGGAAGTGCGCCTGTACGGCAAGCACATGGAAATCCCGCTGGATGTGCTGTTGAACCCGGGCGCGTACCTGCGCGGTTCGTACAGCGCGTTGCAGGACCTCATCAAGGGCGTGTGCACACGGCTGCGCACGATCCGCAAGCAAGTCGAAGTTTCTGCTGAGGCGATGGTGCTCTGGATGGAGCGCCAAGTCGGCCCGGCCCTCAGTGTTCTGCGCGGAGCGTTCGGAGATTCATGGTCCGACTTCTGCGAGGCCCGCATCGTCCGTGACGGTCACCCCGGACGTTTTCGCGGTATTGCCAAGGGTGACGCACTTCATCGTTTCGTGAGGGAAGAACTATGCCCATCTGCCGCGTAAAGTCCGCGTCCGTCGAAGAACGGCACAACAGCAAGACCAACACCATCAACCGCTCGCAGACCGCTGGCCTCGACCTGGGCAACGGCTTCGAACTGCCGTTCCGCGTCGGCCTCGGCCAGCGTCCGCCGTACCCGGCTGGCGAGTACGACATTGATCCGCAGTCCTTCGGACTGAGCGAGTACGGCGATCTGGTGCTGAAGCGTTACGTCGACCTCGTTCCGCTGTCGGCCAAGCCAGTCGCCAAGGCCTAACCCATGCCAGAGCCGGTCTACATCCAGTCGTGCACGGCCCAGAACATCGGGGCTGATGGCGTCTGCGCTGTGCCGGTCTGGATCGAGAAACCTCAGCCAGTACTTCCAGCGCTCACGCTGGCTGAGGGTACGCAAGTCGCATTCGCCATCGCGGCTTGCTGGGCACTGGGCGTTGTTTTCAGGCAGTACGCCCGGTTGTCTCGTGAGCACTTCTAAACCAATCAAGAGGGTACAACCATGAAGATGAACAAGATTGCCGCCAACGTCCTGGACTTCACCCGTTCCATCGCAGGCAAGGTCGCCACGGGCGCAACCGCCATGATCGCCAGCGGTGCCGCGCTCGCCAGTGGCGGCCCGGCTGAGGCCATCACTGCCGAAATCACCAACGGCAAGTCCAGCGTCAGCGGCATTCTGGTCGTTCTGGCCGGTGTGCTGGGCCTGTTCCTGCTGTGGTCGATGATCAAGCGCGCCAAGTAAGCGGGGGCGGGTGCCATGCCCGTTGTCGTAGCAATCATGGGGTATCTGGCGACGGCCGCTGAGGTCATCGCCGGAATCCTCTCGGTCCTTGCAGCGGTCAAGGGGCTGTTTCTGCTGTGGGGGAACATCAAGCAAGCAAAGTAGGGGCGCACGTCGCCCCTGCTTTTTTGGGGGGCCGTATGGGCTATTTCGTGATCGTGGCTGTATTGGGGGCGCTATGGCTTGCTTTCGATTCCTGATGATTCTTGTCGTCGTGCTTTCCGGCGTCGCGCTGCCTTCCGGCGCCAGGGCGAGCGCGGCGTGTCCAGTACCTGCCGGTACCGCGCCGGCCGTTTGTGATCAAGGCATGGCGTGGGCAGATTGTTCGTCTAAAGCACCCACATATGGAGGCTTTGGACAGGGCAATAAGGCGTACTGCAAGGACAACGGTGATCGAGTTGTTCTCTGCGACACAAACAGCACCAACTGCGCTGATATCAGCAGCCTTACCGCGTACTACAGGGGCAGGTGTTCCGCGCGCGTTGACGGTCAAGCGGGCATGGTCAACGGCACCCTTTTCAGTGGCGGGGTATGTGATCAGGGCTGCAAGGTGGTACCCAACTTGGACCCCGGCACAAATTTCTCGCTTCGTGAGAATGGCAACCCCAATGCTATTTCAGTGCGATCAGGCACGTGGAAGGCAACGGGCGATGTCTGTACTCCGGATTCGACGCCTCCCAAGCCTGAAAAGAAAGACGAATACTGTCATCAGGCTGGCAACTACACGGTGTGCAAGTCGAAGGATAAGACGTGCGTCAGCACCGCCAGTGGATTCCGCACCTGTGCGAGCGACACGGCCAATGAGAAGGGGCACACGGCCACGAACAACCCGCGTACTGAGGCTGCGAGCATCAGCGCGCCCAACACGCCGCCCAATCCACCTACGAACCGCCCCGGCGAGAATTGGCAGCCCAGCGGTGGCACGACGAACATCACGAACAACAATACTGGCAGCACAACCAACACCAGCAACTACGTCAATAACGGCCAGCCTAATGGCAATCAGCCGACGCCTGGCGATGGTTCAGGCCCCGGTGCTGGCGGTAGCAATGGCAACGGTGAGAAAGGTGAGGGCAATGGCAATAGCGCCAGTGGCGGTGGGGACTGCAAGACGCCTCCTACCACCGGTGGTGATCCGATCCTCGGCATGATCGCGTCACAGACCTGGGCAACGCGGTGCGCTACCGAGAAGGCGAATTCTGCGAAGGTCACGGGTGATGTTGGGAACTGTGATGCGCCTTTCTCTGTTGAGGGTGATTCGATACAGGCCAATCAACTTCGTGCGCAACGGGCACAGCTGTGTAGCGGAAAGCCCGGCTCCGGTGAGGGCAGTGGGGGAAACCCGCATGAGGGTGCTGAGGATGTTGATGGTCCGGGCAAGTGGTCTTGGAAGTTTGACGACAAGCTGATCGACAAGACCGGCTTTGGAGGCGGTTCTTGCCCGCAGCTAGGAACGCTTGATTTCGGTCGTTTCGGCACGGTGTCTCTGGATGGGCAGACGTGGTGGTGCCCGCTCATCTCTGCACTGCGCACTGTGATGCTCTTGCTGGGCATGTTCATTTCCTTCCGCATCGTCTTTGGGGATTCGTGATGAGTTCGATATGGGAATGGATCACGCGTGGCGTGAACCTTGTCTGGACCGTGCTGTTCGGCGGTATTGGTCGAATCGTCACCAAGGCGCTTTCGACCGCTGGTATTACGTTGGTGTCGATCAATCAGCTTCTGCCGCAGCTGCGTTCTGCCGTCACGGACTACTTCAGTGGCTTGCCGGATTGGGCACACAATTTCATCGGCGCGGTCGGATTTGATGTGTTCATGAGCATGATCTTGTCGGCGCTCTCTGTGCGCTTCATGTTCAAGATCATCCCGATGCCGACGGCGCAGGCGCAGCAGCTGGGAGTGACCAAGGAATGATCTACTGGTATACGGGCCAGCCAGGACACGGCAAAACCCTGCACGCTATCGATCACGCCATCGACTTTCTCAATGAGGGGCGATTGGTCTACGTCTGCAACGTGCGCGGCTTCAAGCACGATGAGGCTCGCATGCTGCCGATGACGCCCGAGCAGTTCTGTGATTGGCCGAACTTCCTGCCTGACGGCGCGGTGTGCGTTGTCGATGAGGCTTACGAGCACGGAATGCTGCCAAAGCGGCGCCCCGGCTCGGCCGTGCCTCATCACGTTGAGCAGCTTGCGAAGCACCGTCATCGTGGCTTGGATTTCATTTTTGTCAGCCAGTCTCCCGACCGGCAGTGCGATGACTTTGTGCAGGATCTCATTGAGCGGCATGTGCACGTGCGTCGGCGCTTTGGCCTGCCGTTCGCGCATCTGCGCACGTTCGATCGTTACGAGAAAAATCCGGAGAAGGGCCATCCGCTGATTCTGAAGAGGGTCAAGCTGCCTAAGCGGCCGATGGGCCTCTATGAGTCCACAGTGATGGACACCAGCGAGAAGGTCATCCCCTGGTACTACCCTGCGGCGGCCGCGTTGCTTGTCGCGGTTATCGGTGGCGCGTGGTGGTCCGTGAATCGCGTGCATGCCCAGCTATCGGGGGAACTGGATACGGGTCAAGCCAAGGCAGCGGCGCCGCAAGCGGCGGAGAACGGAGCGGGAGCGACGGTCGCAGCCGCGCCGCAAGCCGCACCTCCGGCGATCACTCGCAGTAGCGACTACGTGGCATGGGTGACGCCGCGAATTCAGGGCCAGCCGTGGACCGCTCCGGCATAATGACGCCTTCGCGCATTCCGACCAACAGCACCTCGGGACTGCAGCGATGCCGGCGGTGGCTCGTGCCAACGGTGAGCATGCATGATCACGCGATGCAGCTGTAAACGGAAGCAGGCGCAACGACGTACGTGACGATAGAGCCAGGTGCCCGCATTGCCCGCGTCACGGGCAATCGAACCTTTTGGACCACACAAGCTGAGGCCCGGCGCATGAACGATTTGCAGCAGTCTGCGCACTATCAGCAGGAAGCGCGGCGCATCCGCGAGGAAGCGGGCGGAGTGGCAATGCAGCACGTGGAGCGCCCAATGGGCACATTCCCGGAATCACCGCCTCATACGACTACCAGCTACATGACCACGGCGCCGGGGCCGAACAAGCTATGA